TGATCTATTTGTTTGACTTGGGTATTAACGCCGCTCAAGCGCAGGCTGAAGTGTTTGCCTACCTGAACATGGAGAACCAGCTTATCTCCAACGGCAACGCCCCTACGCACGAGATGACCATGCGCTGGCTAGAAGCTTGTGCTGACAAGTGGGAGAAAGACCCAGAAACCTTTGCCGCACGTCGCGGTTTTTCTGTGTTTGATCCTACGTCCTTGACCAACACACCACAGTTGGAAAACAAGTAATGCACCTCGTTGTCGGCACACCATGTTATGGGGGGATGATGTGTACTGAGTACACTCAGTCCCTGCTGGCGCTCAAAGAAGCGTGTATGGCCAACGGCATCAAGTTGACCTGCATATTCCTTGGGAACGAGAGTCTGGTGCAACGTGGCAGAAACACCATAGCGCATCACTTTATGCAGATGCAGGATGCAACCCACCTAATCTTTATTGACGCTGACCAGAAGTTTGTGGCAAACGACATTGCCCGAATGATTAAAGCTGACAAAGGTATTGTGGGTGGCCCAGTCCCTATGAAGGGGATTAACTGGGATAAGGTGCGTCAGGGCGCTGTTCTGAACCATCCTGCCCTGCACAAGCTGACGGGCATTTTTAATCTCAACAAGCTGGACGGTCACGAGATGATTAGCCCAGACTTGCCGTTTCAAGTAAAGCATATTGGCACAGGATTTATGTTGATCCGCCGCGATGTTTTTGAGAAACTACAGCCTCATGTGGGCTGGTATGACAACGGGGGTGTGACCATCCCCAAGGGCGAGAAGGTGTATGACTACTTCAAGGTACAGAACTACGACCACGAGCTTCTGTCTGAGGATTACAACTTCTGCCACTTGTACCGTGAGCATGGTGGAACCGTCTGGGCCGCACCTTGGTGCGAACTTGGACATTTTGGCGCATATTTATTTAGCGGGCAGTACGCCCAAGGAGCATGAAAATGGCACATCGCATGATGAAGTATCGTTTAGCCGCTGACGGCACAGTCCCTACATTTCTCTGCCTACACGCTGAAGGCGTTGGTGGTGTGTTTGTGGTTGGCGACCCTAGCACCCCCAGCCCCCGTGACATGGTTATGGTTGGCATCTCTGAAACCGATGATATTGGTGACGCTGAAGCTATCGCAACTAAAGCTGACCTGTTGGCGTATTTGACAACAGTGGGTGCAAGCTGGACACTACCTGACCCAGCACAGCCAAACAATCCAGAAGCTACTATTCCTTTCAATCCTTCAGCCGCTACAGACTGGGCATGGGGTCGTTTGGATGCACTGAACGCATAATCATGTGGGACTGGGCTGAAGCATTTATTGCGGCGGCCTGTCTAGTTGCCTTTGTCATTTATGGCACTTACATAATTGCATGGAGTTTGGTGTAATGTTTGACATCTTATCTGGTGGTTTACTTGGCTCCATCTTTGGTGGGCTGTTCCGCCTTGCGCCAGAAGTGCTCAAGTTTTTTGATAAAGCCAATGAGCGGAAACACGAACTGCTGATGTTCTCCCGCCAGTGTGAACTGGAACAAATGCGCGGTCAGATGAAGTTAGCTGAGATTGGCGCACAGCGGGAAGCCGCTATTGACGTAGGCGTTATGGATGCCTTTAACAACGCCATAGTATCTCAAGCTGAGATGGCTAAAGCCTCTGGTGGTTGGGCGGCATCTTTATCCGCGTCTGTTCGCCCTGTAGTTACGTACTGGGTGCTGTTTGTTTGGTCGTTTATCCACGTATGGTTTGCATGGAACGCATGGTTAGCTGGCGCCCCTGCCATAGAAGTGTTTAAAACCATGATGACACCAGACTTTTCAGCTTTACTTGCAGGCACAATAAATTTCTGGTTTTTAGATCGTACATTAGCCAAACGTGGGTTATGAACCTAGAACTAGCCGCCGCACTGTGTCGTCAGTTTGAGGGCTATCGGGCTAGACCGTACCTATGTCCAGCTAACGTAGCCACGATAGGCTATGGGTCTACTTACTACGCTGATGGGCGCAAGGTAACCCTTGAGGACGCCCCGATGGACGAGCCAACAGCTAGAGCGCTTTTGATGTTTGAGTTGGAGCATACGTATCTGCCCAGCGTCCTTCGCCACTGCCCTATTCTTGCAACTGATGAGCGCAAGTGCAACGGAGCCGTGGATTTTGTCTACAACCTCGGCGTTGGGCGTCTCCAAACCTCCACTCTTAAACGTAAAATTAACGCGCAGGATTGGGAAGGAGCCAAGGAGCAGTTGAAGTTATGGAACAAAGGCGGCGGTAAAGTTTTGGCTGGTTTAACCAAACGTCGAGCGGCTGAGTGCGCCTTGTTTTAATTGAAAAGGCAGATTAAAATGTCTCAACGAATTTAAGAGGTGAACGCATGGCGACTGCAAGTGTTATGACCTATACCAGCTTGGTCGAAAACATCCAGTCTTATCTGGAGCGTACTGACACCGCCACGCTGGACAAGATCCCCCTGTTTATCATGCTCGCTGAGCAGGTTATTGCCTCTCAGATCAAGTTTTTGGGCAACCTGACTGTTAATACCAGCACCATGACAATTGGCGCCAACGTGATTGATAAGCCAGCTCGTTGGCACAAAACAGTGTCCATGAACATTACAGTATCTGGTGAGCGCCAGCCAGTCTTTAATCGTAGGTATGAGTACCTGCGCGAGTACTGGCCTGACCCCGCGGAGACGGAAGTCCCAAAGTTTTACTGTGACTACGACTACACCCATTGGATGGTGGCGCCTACGCCTGCCGCGGCTTATGATTTTGAGGTACTGTACTACGAGCGCGTTCAACCTTTGGACAGTTCTAACCAGACTAACTGGTTTACCATCTATGCCCCCCAAGCACTGCTTTACGGCGCTCTTCTCCAAGCTATGCCGTTCCTTAAGAATGACGAGCGCATTCCTATGTGGCAAGGTCAGTACAAGCTGATCATGGACATCTTGACGGCTGAGGACAAGTTGCGTATTGCAGATCGCCAAGCGGTCGCCAATGACAGTTAAGGACTAACATGAGCTACAACTCACCATTTACAGGTAACGTCATTCAACCGACGGACGTTTCTTTTCGTGCTGTTACGCTGAGCGCTAACACTCAGTTGGAGTGGCCTATCAACGGGAACGCCACTGACGACTTTGCCGCTCGCATCATGCAGGTTACGGCTACAACCACAAGTTTGAGCTTGTTCATGCCTCCTGCTAACCAAAGCTCGGTAGGTAACGACGCGCTAATTCGCAACGTCGGATCTAATACTTTTACGGTAAAAACCTACGAAGGCGCCAGCACAATTATCTCTATTGCCGCTGGTGAGTCCAAGTACGTCTACATCACAGCTAACCCCACGACGACTGGGACATGGGGAAACATTTCCTTTGGCACAGGTACATCGTCTGCTGATGCCTCTACATTGGCTGGTTATGGTTTGGTTGCAAGCGGTTTAACTTTAAACCAAAGTCATCCAGCACAAACTCTTGTGACTGCTGGAACCTTTGCCGTGGCAGATAGAGCTCAAACTTCTGTGTGGACTGGAGGGGCTGGTACTTACAACCTCCCATCAGCTTCGACCATTGGGAACAACTGGTTCACGTTGTTTAAAAACAGTGGTACGGGTTCAATGGTGATATCAGCCGCTGACAATATTGATGGCGCAGGAACAAAGACCTTTGCGCCTAATGAGTCTGCTTTTATTGTCAGCACTGGTGTAACCTATCTGACAGTAGGTTATGGTGTTAGCAATCAGTTTTTCTACACGTCTTTGGTTAAGGCTGTTGTTACAGGGTCGTACACTTTAACTTCAAGTGAAGCGTCTAACACCATTCAGACCTACACAGGAACTTTGACTGGCAACGTCACAGTGGTTTACCCACCTGTGGTGAACTTGTACGTGATCAAGAACTCTGTAACAGCAGGCGGTTTTACACTTACCGTAGGGACTGGGGTTGGCACATCTGTGGTCATTCCCTCTGGTCAACAGGTAACTTTGGCTTGCGATGGAACTAACTTCTTTAATGCCAACACATCTCAAGCGGGATCGGTTACATCGGTTTCTTTGGCTGATGGCACTGTTGGTGTTCCTTCTTTAAGCTTTGCTAGTGAAGCTACCACAGGTGTTTTCCGTGCTGGCGCTGGTCAATTTAACACTTCTATTTTGGGTGTTTTAAGGTCTACGCTTTCAGCAACGGGATTGACAATTGTTGGTGGCGTTGCTGGGACAACAGGCGCTTTTTCAGGCGCAGTTTCTGGGACAACAGGCGCTTTTTCAGGCGCAGTTTCTGGGACAACAGGAACATTTTCAAGTGCGGTTGTTGGTAGCACCACTGGAACATTTGGTAGTGGCGTTACTGGTGGTATTGCTGGGGGCACGTTTTGACTAAAAAGGTCTTTGCGCTTGACACCAAGGCTGGGATCCAGCGCGATGGAACAGTCTTTGATGCAGACTGTTACGCTGACGGTCTTTGGGTAAGGTTTCAACGCGGTCGCCCCCGAAAGATGGGTGGTTACAGACAGATCACCGCTGGGATTTCAGGCCCTTCCCGAGGGATCTACGTTAACCCACAGCAGAGCTTTAACAATGTGTTCAATGGGCACTCTAAGGGTTTGCAAGTTGTTCCCATTGACAACAACGGCGTTGGGTCTGGAGTGACTGATCTGACGCTTTCAAACTTCACTGCATCCGATGACAACCTTTGGCAGTTTGATACGTTCTATGACTCAAGCGGATCTGGGGATAATCTGTTGTTGGCGCACCCCGGTCAATCCCTCTCTCTCATAGACAACAACGTCAACACCCCCGTTTTAGGTGGCAACATCACTGGCACTTCTTTGTCAGCCATCGGCGTATTTTCTTTGTCGGTGTTTTTAAACTCCACCACGACCATGTACCTGTCGACCAGCAATCTTCAGATTGGTGCTGGTCAGTCCATCTCTGGAACTGGTATTCCCTCTGCTACCACGGTTGTCTCGTCTAATTTAAGAGTACCTGTTCTGAACGCTGTAGCCGTGACTGGTGTTGCTGGTCAGTGTTCCTGCACCTCTACGACTGGTTTGTATGTTGGTCAGACAGTTGCTGTATCTGGCACTAACACTGGAACTGCTACAGGCATTACATCTGGCGTGACGTTCTTTGTCATTGCCACCAACTTTGCTACAACTTTTACCTTGTCTGCGTCCTCGGGAGGCCCCGCCATTGTCACCACCGCTGGAACAACAACTGGCTTGGTGTTTACGCTTAGTCAGATTCAAGATGTGGTAATTTCTGCCGCCGCAACAACGTCTGGCGCCTCTACAATAACCTTTGACAACAATGTTTCCGTCTCTGGTGGTGTTGTTTCTCTTCACCCCTACGTGTTTGTTTATGGCAATGACGGACTGATTAGAAACAGCTCAGCAGGCAATACAAATGATTGGGTCTCTGCGGACGCCAATGAGGTCTCTGTAGCCACAGGAAAGATTGTCCAAGGGCTACCTGTCAGGGGCGGCTCAAACGCGCCTTCTGGGCTGTTCTGGAGCCTTGACAGCCTTATCCGTGTGTCATTCATCGGTGGCGCAGGAACTCCCCCACAGTTTTGGCGCTATGACTTGATTTCGTCTCAATCGTCTATTCTGTCTTCTCAATCTGTAATTGAGTACGACGGTATCTATTATTGGTGTGGTGTTGATAGGTTCTTACTCTACAACGGTGTTGTGAAGGAGATACCTAACACATTTAACCAGAATTACTTTTTTGACAACTTAAACTACGCCCAACGCGAGAAGGTTTGGGTGTCTAAAGTTCCACGTTTTGGTGAAATCTGGTGGTTTTATCCTCGTGGAACTGCAACAGAGTGCACTGATGCAGTTGTTTATAACGTACGTGAAAACATCTGGTACGACGCTGGTGAGGCTCTTGGAGCTCGTCGCTCTGCTGGTTACTTCTCTCAAGTTTTTACTCGCCCAACTTGGGCGTCATGGGAGACCAATGAGGTTGGTGGCGTAAACGGAATTACTTTAACTGCTGGCGGTACTTTGTACACCAACGGAACCTACACCAATCAAGCTCTGACAGGCGGTAGCGGATCAGGTGCCACAGCTACGATTGTTGTGGCTGGAGGTATCGTTACCTCTGTGACAATCTTTAGTAAGGGCAAGAACTACGTTGTTGGTAATACTCTATCTGCCGCAATACCAGTAGGTTCTGGGCTGATCATTACTGTCAATCAGGTGGTTGACTTTGTGTCCTTGTGGCAACACGAGATTGGTACTGACGTTGTTCAGGATACGTCAGTTCTTGCAATTGAATCTTTCTTTGAGACAAGTGACTTAGGCTTTGTTGCGGGAGGCCCTTCCCAGTCGTCTCCAGTTGGTGAGAACAAGTGGCTACGTTTAGAACGTGTAGAGCCTGACTTTATTCAAGAAGGCGAGATGGAAATCTATGTGACTGGTAGATCGTTTGCTCAGGCTAACGACGTGACGACGGGCCCCTACCCCTTTGATCCAGACACAGGCAAAGTTGACATGCGTGAACAACGCCGTGAGCTTCGTTTAAAGTTTGTCTCTAACGTGGCGGGTGGTAACTACCAAGTTGGTAAAATTATCTTAGACGCTGATTTGGGCGATGTGAGACCATAATGGCAACCATCCTCAACCCCGCACAAGTCTACGACCCTCGCTTCCATACCTTTGAGTCTTGGGCGTCTCTGATGTGCGAGCAGTATGCCTCTCAGCAATTGTGTATACCAGACGCAAACACGGATTGGAAAGAGTGGGCGTCTGGATTAAAGGCGATTGATGTGTTTACGAACGAGGGCATCCCCGGCCCCTTTATCTACGACGACTGGCATGAATGGGCTGAAGCCCTTCTTAACGCTGTTAACCCATCGGTGAACTGATATGGCACTGTTTGAAAGACTTACAGCCTCAAGCACACCTCAAGAGATTGCGGATGCCTACGCAGAATTTGCAAGTACGGCTGGTGGTGATAATGCCGCTAACCAAAAGTTAGCTGTTGATTATTTAAACACGTTGGGTGTTGATACACCAGCAATCAATCAAGCCTACAGTTTATACACAACCCCCACAACAGTTGTTAGTGGTTTACCGACAACTACCGATACAACGTCAAATGTCACGACTACTGGTGGTACTGGTGGTACTGGTGGATTGTCCAATTTAACTACAGACACCACCACGAACCTTGGCTCGACTACTGGAGCAACTACAGGTGTGACGGCTGGTGCAACAACTGGTTCAACTACAGGTGCTTTAACTCAAGCTACAACTGGAGTTGCAACTTCTGTTGGTGTTGGCACTACTACTGGTGCTTTGGATTCTGGCAATTTTAGTATGCCGGGTGGTACTAGCGTTGATACAGGCTTGACTGCACCTTTGAATAACACCAGCGCAGGTTTGTCAGCCCTAACAGGAGTTACCACTTCAACTGGCGTTGGTACAAGCACTGGTGCTCTGGATTCTGGCAATTTTAGTATGCCCGGCGGCACAAGTGTTGATACAGGTTTAACTGCACCATTAAATAAAACTGCCGTTACTAACCCATATGACGCAATCACAGCCGCATGGACAAGAGGTGACTACGCCGCTACTAATAATCTTATTGCAAGCGCAGGATTAACAAAAGCAGACATACAGTCTTACTACAACCTTGATGATGCAACCATGAATTGGGTGCTTAGTCAGGGTATCAAGACTGCTGACACACCTGCTGTAGTTACTACCACAGGAACTACAGGATCAACTGGATCTAGCGTATCTACTAGCACTGGTGGTACAGACACAACAAGCGGTTTGTCTGTTCTCAATACTTCAGTCAGCACTGGAACTTCTTTAGGAACTGGTACAACTTTAACGACTGCACCTTCGGACAACATAACTAACTCAGGATTAACTGGGCAATCTGGTCGGATGGTTGTTGAGGGCGATGACATAGAGACGCAGATTGCTCAGTTGCCTAAAGAATATGCAAATTGGGTACGTTCCGATGACGGACGTTTCATGGATTTTGTTCGTAAATCTGATGGGGAGATATTAAAACGAACGGTATATGACCCCGGCATGAGTAATTTAGATCTACTTAAAATAGGTCTGTCTTTTATCCCCGGCGCAGGACAAATTCTTGCGGTTCTTAATGTTGCTGATGCTGTTAGAACTGGCAATATAGCAAATGCTATTATTGGTGTGACGGGAATGATACCCGGCATGGCAAACGTTAATACAGCTCTTCGTGTTGGACAAGCGATAGATTCTGGTAACCTTTTGGGCGGTTTGACAGCCCTAATGAGTAACTCTGACCTGCAAAAGTACTTTGGTGCAAACAATCTCACAATTGGTGGTTACACAGCCAAAGATGCTGTCAGCGCCGCTAACTTGTACCAAGCCGCACAGAACGGTAACTACGCTGGTATTATTGCCAATGCTGGCGCTTTGGTTAACAACCCTGACATTGTGCTTGCTGGTAAAGCTTTGGCGGTTTTACAAGCCGCTGAGTCTGGAAATCCTAATACATTAAGCCAAGCGGTTGCTTTGTTTACCAATAGCGGTAGAACAAACACCACAGTAACCACTGGGACGTCTACAAATGTTTCTGGTTTAGATGTATTAAATACAAGCGCAGGCGGAACAGGAACCACAACCGCTGGGTTGACGGATAGAGCGCAAGAACTTTATGACTACGCTATTTCACAGGGCGTATCTCCTGAGCAGGCAAGTTTGTTTGCTAGTTCTGGTGGTCAAGGTGGTCTAACGCAAACTGTTGCGCCAATTGTTTTGGCTACTGCGGCTTTTTCTCCTGAAATTGCCGCGTTAGTTACTTCTGCTCACGCAGGTTTAGTTTATTTGTTATCGCAGTGGAATCCATCTTCAGGCGCTACTGCTGAAAAACCAGACGCTACAACTTTAAGCGCTACCGTCAGCTTGCTACAAGACGATAGCATGACCAATGCAAAATTAAAAAGCTTGGGCATTACTATGTCCGATGAAGATTTTGCAATCTTAAAAGCTAAAGCGGCAGATCCATCAAGCGTTGAACAGATTGAAACAGTAACAATTACAGCGCCAAGAGAAAAGACTGTTCTTACAAAAGAAGAGATAGAAGAACGCGACAAAAAATTTGCTGATACTTTTTCTAAATACCTTGCTAGTTCTAGTTCTAGTTCAGGTTCTAGCTCAAACGCAAACAATGATCTAGGCTTGGCGGCATTCATTGCTTCTAAAAGGGCTGGCGCTAGTGATTCTGATGCTTTTGCGGCGGCTCAGTTAGCCGCTGGTAAATCTACATCTGGCTCCTCAACTGCTGGATCTACTTCCGCCGCCGCAAGTTCCGCATCTACTGCTGGATCAACCTCTGCCGCGGCTGGATCTACTTCCTCTGCCGCTAGTTCTGCATCTACGTCTGGAGCTACTGCTGGATCTGCTGGTGGCAATAGCGCTGGATATGAGTGGGCTAAGGCAAATACTGGTCTAGATACGTATTACAACAGCATCATTGCTTTCTTAAGTGGTAACCCAACGCCCACCCAAATTGCTGAAGCTAAGGCTAAGTACGGTATTAGTGATGCAGACATTGCCGCCGCAAATGCTAAAGGTGGCTCTGGTGGTGGCAGTTCTGGAACAAGCACCAATGTATCTACAAATATAGGTACAGGAGGAGGTTCCAATGTTAGCTCCAACGTTACCTCTAACGTATCCACCAACGTAAGCTCTAACGTTAGTTCGAATGTTAGTTCTAACATATCTTCCAACGTATCTTCCAACGTATCCTCAAACGTAAGCTCAAATGTTAGCTCCAACGTAAGCTCCAACGTAAGCTCTAACCTATCCTCTAACGTTAGCTCCAATGTAAGCTCCAATGTTTCTTCTAACGTTAGCTCAAGCATTAGTACAAATGTAAGCACTAGCGTAAGCACCAGTGTAAGTACCAGCGTGAGCACAGGTACGGGAACTGAAGTAACCACTAGCACTAGCACTAGCACAGGAACAGGCACAGGAACAGGTACTGAGACAGGTACTGGAACTGGTACAGGAACGGGAACAGGCACAGGTACGGGCACTGGAACAGGGACTGGAACAGGGACTGGAACAGGGACTGGAACAGGGACAGATACGGGCACCGGAACTGGAACTGGAACTGGAACAGGTACAGGTACAGGTACTGAAACAGGCACGGGCACAGGCACTGGTACAGGCACAGGCACTGGTACGGGGACAGGAACAGGAACTGGTACGGGGACAGGAACAGATACTGGCACGGGAACAGGAACTGGTACGGGAACTGGTACTGATACTGGGACAGGAACTGGTACAGGAACTGGAACTGGTTCGGGTACAGGGTCAGGGACAGGCACGGGTTCTGGGACTGGTTCAGGCTCTGGCACGGGATCTGGTACAGGAACTGGTACAGGTACGGGTTCTGGTACTGGAACGGGCACTGGCACTAGCACCAAAATTACCATTAACACCAACGTTCCAAGAACCACATCTACTTTTGTAGCTGGCACACCAGCTCAAGGCGGCAGGGGTAAACCAACCGAGTTCTTGAAGGAACAGCTCCTCAAAACGTACATGACCAAGGAGAGTTTTAAAGACCCCTTGGCGCAATTTAATAAAGCTCGCCAAGAATTGGCTAAGGATGAAATGATGCAACAAGGCGTAGACCCTCGTTTAGCGGCTATCTTGGCGGCTAGATCTATTGGTGAGGATGCACCATCCAGAAACACATACAACTACGGCGAAGAGCCTGATAGCATTGATGACATTCTTGGTCTGAAGACTGAAGGTGATCGGGGCTATGCCCAAGGTGGTTATGTTCAACCACTTATGGCTAAAGGCGGCATGACCTTGCCACTGTTAGCGGCTAAGGGTGGCCTGCCTAACATGCACAAGGGTCGCGAGGACTTCCGAGACGGCAAACACGTAGCTGGTGAGGGTGACGGTCAGTCTGACGACATCCCAGCCATGTTGGCTGATGGTGAGTTTGTTTTCCCTGCGGACGTAGTTTCTGCACTCGGAAATGGCTCAACAAAGGCAGGAACGGATAAACTATACGAAATGATGCATTCAATTCGTGATAGAGCGCGGTCTAAGGGTCGTAAAGACCTTCCCCCACCCGCATTGAAATCACCACTAGATTACCTAAAGAAACGGTAAGGAGCACACCATGGGACTATTTACTGGAGCCGCGCCACCAGACGTAACCAAGACGCAAACAACAGCGTCTACCACGCCTGACTACTACACGAACTATCTGTCTAAGCTCTCTCAGGCTGGGCAGTCCTACATGGGTGCGTTTGATCCCAAAACGGGAGCTTATACGCCACCTAATCAGGCTGATCTGATCACGGCAGGAACTCCTTACGTTGCTGGGTTAACTCAAGCACAAAAAGATGTATTCAAAGGTGCACCAACAACCTTGGCGCGTTATGAAGATCCTTTGAAACAGGCATTGACAGCAGGCAAGTCTGGCATGGATGTTAGTCAAGCTGACATCTCCAAGTTCTACAACCCTTACGAGAATGCTGTGGTTGGTGGCTTGGGTGCTCAGAGCGCTACAAACGTCCAACGTAACCTTATGCCACAGCTTAAGGCTGGCTTTGTTGGTACAGGTGGTTTGGGTAGTTCACGTTATGCAAATGCCTTGGGTCAGACCATGGGTGACGTAAACACCAATCTCTTGCAAGAGCAGAACAAGACACGCATGGCTGGTTACAACACAGCGCTTGATGCGGCTATGAAAGAAGCTCAGCTATCAAACCAAGCGTCTGCCGCTCTGACAGGTCTGGGTCAAGCTGAATCGCAAGCCGCAACCTCTGGTTTAAAAACTGGTGCTGAGTTAGGCGCATTAGAGCAGGCATATACACAGTCTCAGATCAATGCACCGTTAAGCATGTCATCTAACGTAGCTCAGTTGCTCAAAGGGTACACAGTACCAACGGGTCAGACGCAGACGTACAAGGGGCCAGGCGACGTGTACCAGCCTTCACCTCTGTCACAGATTGCCAGTTTGGGCACTCTGTTGGCTAGTGGTTTTAATTCTGACCAAGGTTTTGGTAATAGGTTACTCAGAAGTTTAGGCTTGTCTGGTGATCCATCAAATCCAAGCAACCCCTTTGCGTTTTTTAACGCGCCGGGTTCAGGAAATAATGTTGATCCAAACGCAATTGATCCCATTACGGGAGAACGTCCGTATGGCGGCGATCTAAGCAAGCCGGGGCGCTGGGAAGGTGGCGAGTGGGTCAATGACGAGGATTAAAAATGGCACTTCCAACAAGCTTACTTAAAAAACCTGTCGATCTTTCTGGCACTACGCCAGAAGACGAAGAGTATAAAGCCGACTTTAAAAAGTCTCAAGCTGATCTGAAGGCGGCGCTTGCCGCTCGTGAGAATCAACTGTTTGATCCAGTTCTGTTGGCATTGGCTCAAGGCTTTGCCGCACCCACTAAATCTGGTGGTTTTGGTGAGTCACTAGGAACTGCCGCGGGTCTTGCAAGCCAAGCCGCTATTGGTCAACAAAAGAGCGCCGCTGAAAACGCTCAGATGCGTATGCAACTAGCGCAGATGGGTTTAGAGCAGAATCGCAAAAATAAAGCGCTTGGCATGGTTGGAGACTTGTTTCCTAAACCCGCTGGTGCCCCTGCTGAGGGCGCTCCTGCCGTTGGTGCTCCCGCTACTGAGTCTTCTCAACCACCCGCTCAGCCTACTGGTGGAATGCGCACAATTAGCGGCGCTGATATTTTTAAAATTAGTCAGCTAGACAAGGAATTGGGCGATGCTTTAACCAAGGCTGTTAACGTAGATAGGGATCGTTTCAAGATCTCTATGAACGGTATTGTGTTTGATACAGCAACTGAAAAGTACTTGAATATACCAATACCGGGTCAGACGCAGTCCAAGTTTGATACTCCATACGGTTCATTTAACATGACGCCTAACGAGTACTCTCAGTTTAATGAAGCTCAGTCTAAAGGTCAGGGCGAACAGTGGATCAAGATGTTCCGCAGTGGCAAGATTGATGTTGCTGGCAAGCCTGTTGCTGGTGCTCCTGCTACAGATGCCGCTGGTCGTCCAACAACTTCTGAATCTGACGCCGCCGCCGCCGCTAAGAAAGTAGAAGCCGAAACTACTGCCAGAAATCGTGTTGAACAGACCAAAAACGCCAAAGATTCTGCCACAGCCGCTATGTCTTTGATTCCTTTGTACGACAGGGCTGACAAGCTGTTAAAGACCAAAGGTATTGAGACTGCTTTGGGTGTGCTTGAGAAGCCTGACTTCTTGGCTCAGATTGGTACTGTTGCTGATGAAGGTATTAAAGTTGGCCCTTACGCCATCAACGCACCTAGTATTCGCAAGATTGTTACAAACTTTTCTCAAGATCAAAAAGTGATTAATGCTTTAACAGAGTTAGGTCAAGTTGAAGCAATGTGGCAGTTTACTCAGCGTAAGGGTTTGGGTTCTGGAACGTCTGTGTCTAACTTTGAACAGCAGATGGTCAATGCAATGGGCCCGAACTTCAAAGACCCTAAAGACGCCTATGTTAAGAAGCTACAGTTCATGCGTGAGAAGGCAAGCTTTGAGCAGAAGCTTGGACAAGAACTGTATCGCACTGGTAAGCAATACGAAGACTACGTAAACAGTCCAGACTTTGATCGCCTTTTTGGTGACTACAGAGCTCGTTTAGAGCGCATTGGTGAGGTCAAAGCTCCCAGTGTAGGTGGAGCTGTTAATCCAGCGGCTGGAAGTGATCTGCGTAAAAAATTAGGAATCCCAAATGGCTGAACCACAAAAACCCATGGCGTTTCTTGACACTCTTGACGAGACGCAACGAGTGTTTGCAGACGAGATTATTGAAAAATCTAAGATAAAAGGCATGGATCCTCGCCTTGGCTTAGCTTTGGTTTATCGAGAGAGCAAGTTTGATCCCAACGTTGTAGGTGGAGTTGGTGAGATTGGCTTAGGGCAAATCAGACCATCTACTGGCAAGCTGATGGGTTACTCGGTAAAAGATCTGCAAAACCCATCCAAAAACATTGATGCTACCCTCCAATATTTAAATCAGAACTTGATCAAGTTCAATGATCCTGTGTTGGCTGTGGCTGGGTACAACGCAGGGCCTGACCACCCTTACTTTTCAGATCCCAAAATACCTTTGCCTGAGAGCACAGTCAACTACGTCAGAGACATCAAAGATCTTGGTGGGTTTACTGAGACACCAAAAGAAGACACATCACCCCCTCCACCTCCTCCATCAGAGCCTGCGTCAGAGGATGACCTGCGTAAGCAAAAAGCCGCCATGATTGGTGGACTAGGTGGGTTTGGTGCGGGTGCGGTTCAGACTATGTTTGGTAGTGGGCAAGGGCCTACGACCAACGCCAACACCCCCGGCGGACGCTACGCCGCAAAGACTGGTTACGGCATTGGTGAAGGCTCTACCAAAGAAGTAATAGATCGCTACAAGAGGTTTGCGCCACAGCCTTTGGGTGAGCAGATGCTGGCTGATCCAAAGAAAAGTTCTATGGGGGCTGGCCCTCGCAATTTGCCAGTGGTGCCCGGCACAGTTGCCCCTTTGTCCATCAACAGGCAGGTTCCTACGCCTCCTCCAACGCCTACGCTTCAGAATGTTCGCCAAGGCGCTCAGACTGTTGGCAATGTGATGGGAAAGATCCCCGTAGTGCCGGGAGCGCTTGGCGGAGCCTCCGCAGGCTACCAAGGTCAAGAAGCTTTTGATCGTTACCAAAAGGGTGACATGACTGGCGCTTTTGTTGCTGGTATGGGCGCTCTAGGAGGGCTTGCATCGATGGTTCCTCACCCAGCCACCAGAGCACTCGGTGCGGCGGCTTCTGCGGTCTCTCCTGCGGCTCTAGCGGTGCTTGATAAGATGCGTACAATGAACCAACAACCCAAAGTACCTGCTTCTCCTGAAGAGATAAGAAACGCACAGAACCCAGCGTTTATGTTCCCAAGACCTTGATAGAATTGCCATACAAGTGACTTTTCGAGCAGTTGCCACTTGTTTTAGCCCCCCTATAAGGGGGCTTTTTTTTACTCATCAAGTTCCTGCTCGAAGCGTTTAGCGTCCACTAAGTCGTCAAACTCGTGGCAGTCTTTGCGGTCTCTGGGGTTTTCGTTGAACTGTGTTTTAGCAAAGTCCCTAACAACGTAGTATCGCTGAGCGTCCTCTGCCCACACCTTGATCTGATCAAGAAAGACTGGAAGCTGTGAAGACTTCCAATCCTCGCCAAACAGCTCATTAACGAACTGCTTGGGTGTCATAGGTTCTCTCGATATTCACCAAGAGCGCGAGCTACGTTGGTGTTGAGCGAGTTAACGAACTTGATGCACATATCCCGCTCGGTTTTAACGATAGCAGGCACAGCCGCCATGATAAAGCCGTCAGCCAGCTTCTGAAGGTCTTCCTCAAGGAAGTTGTAGTTATCCTCAAGTTGGATCTTAAAGAAAGCTTGTTTGATATCGTCTGGGTTTAGGTAGGGGTTCATGTGTGTTTGTTTTTAGCTTGCCAGTATTTGAGAAGGTGGTAGAACATCTCCTCCCCGCGTTCGAGGTCTTCTTGAGACCATTCTTTGATGACCACGAGTCCCGGCTCCGTGACCGACACAAAGACATTTGCGCATCTTGCGTAAGGAAGATCTAGCCCCAAGCGATAGGCGGCTAATTGCATAAGGTGTTCGTCATACACGTCTACCTTCTCTGGGTCTGTGAACTCCTTTGTTTTGAAGTCAATCACAATCCCATCTCCGTCTTCGGTGTGTAGGTCTAGCTTCCCACCAAAGCCCAGATCATTGGCAAAGGACTTCTCAGAGATCCACTCAGGCTCACCAAAGTGCTTTTTGACCTCTTCGCCTACGCCCATCTGATATTCCATCATGTCAGCAACCATCACGCCTTCATACCAACTCTCTAAAGCCGTGTGAACCTCTGTACCCCTTTGAGCGGCGGCGCGAGCGTGTTCCCTTGAGTCTTTGATGACTCGTTGGACGTAGAGGTCTTCAGCCTCGTCTGGCGCCCTTGGGAGGGTCATAGCCGCAAGCATCATTTGGTTGAGCTTCCACGCCTCGAGACCGGGCTTTGCGGCGCACCCAATGATCGTCGTGACTGACGGTACAAGGTTTAGCTTGCGCGCATCCGCTAACGTGGTGTTGCGTGGTTGTCCGTTCTTGGCCTCCACGGTGTATTTTGGTTGCCCATCTCTGGTATACCAATGTGAGCTTTCACTGGCTCGTACTGTGATTGTCATTCTCTTCCTCTTCAAATGGTTTTCCTGCAATTGCCCCAAGGTAATTGAAGTAGTTTTGTTGCCTGTCTTTTTTGGATACAAATTTTTTGCCACACTCCACACATTGATGAAAATGGGCATAAAAAAATAAAGGCTCTTTGTCTTTGTATTCCTTCTTGGATTTTTCTTTTGAAAGAATGCTGAACTTATCAATGCATTCATTAAAAGAACAAGTTTTTTGCATAGTTTTTGGATCTATAAAAATTAGATCTTCTTTCAATAGCTTGAGCTTTTCTACTTTGGTTGCCATGTCAGTCTCTAGTAGTTGATCTTTGATCGCCACAAAGTCACTCTCATGCCATGCACCTTTCGGCTGGTGGCTGTTGTGATCCCTGCGAACTCGATGATGTTGTTTCTCTTTGCCATGTTCACAATGTGTCCCCAAGCTCTAGGCTCAGGAGGGGTCTGGACATCCAAACTGTTAGCCCTAACTTGCTCTGTGGTGAACTCGTGGTGCATACGTGCGTACTGAACAAACGTCTCGTAGGCAAGCTTCTTCCACTCCTCACCAGCGTTATCAGCCGCCACCTTTGCTAAGGCGTGACCAAGCTGTAAGCCTGTAGGTGGGGGCAGGTGCCCCCCAAACAGGTCAAGTGTTAATTCGTCCCGTTCGTATTTCATGATCAGAAGGGCAAATCGTCTTCCATGTCATCAAAGCCGCTAGAAGGGGCTTTATCGGGCTTTGGAGCGGTTTTTCTGCCTTGGACAGCCTGCCACTCAGGTGAGTCCTCAATCATCGCTTTAAGGCCCTTTCCAAAGGTTTCAAACAACTCAAGATCAGGTTCTGCGATACGGAACACTTGGTTGGGGTTGATCGCTGGGGGTAGACCAGCTTGTTTGATGACCGAAGGAACGGGGGCTACGCCCTTGACGTTGGAGTACATCTTGCCGTTCTTGCCGGGGCGCGGGATCACCGTCAACATGCACCACGCACCGAGGATGCTTTGGATGTCAAAACGACGCATCTCTGTGTCTGTGAATGGCTTGTTGCGCCAGTTCTGTAGGTCAATCCGCAAGTTAGCCTTCTCTGACCAACTCAGTGTGTAGTTTTTGAAGATCGCAAGGGGATCACCACGCTCAGTGACAAGCTCGTTTCCTTCGTCGTCTTTGCCGTGGAGTTCCCAACCAAGCATGATTTTGCGTTGGTGCTTCTCTTGACCTTCGTACTCAGAACGCTGGGTTCCTAAGTCGATGATGCGATAGCAACGTGCAAGGTGAAGACCTGCTGGCACGGGTTTAAAGTCGCCTATTGGCGCTGTGTTTTCTACAAAAAAGCTCATGATTTTTCCTTAAAAATGTCATTAAATTGGCTAGTAAACTGATTGATAAACTGGTTTAGTTTTGGGTCTGTTTTAGTTGCTTCCTCAAGTAAATATTTTTCGTATTCCTGCTGTAAGACAGGGTCTTTTTTCCATTCCTCGTACTCTTTGTGTGTTGCCATGGTGATCCTCACTTATCTGATCCAAAAAAGAATGCCATTCCGATTTCGTCAGGGATCCTAGCCCCGCCGCTGTAAATGTGGTTGATGTCCACGTTTTCGTTCATGCCATCAGCGATGCCCATGAAGTAGTGAAGGTTCTCTGTGTGCCAATCAAGCACCATGAGAATGCCGATGCGACCTTTGCTGGTGTCAAACCATAGGACGTCTTGTAAGTTCATTCTTCGTCCTCTGGATATTCTTCTAGGTCTGCGCGATCTTGATCTGTCTCAATCGCTGTGTGCAAGGCTTCGTAGTCACTCTTTATTTTTCTAAGCCTATTTTCTTCTGCCAACTGTTCGGGTGTGATGGCTTTGTGGGCTTTCATTAGTTCGGCTTCATGTTCATCGAACAGGTTGTCCATAGTTTTGTGGGTCATCATGGTCTCCAAATAAAAAGGTCGAGGGCAAGGATCGCCGCTCCAATAAAGAGCAGGATCACGTTAGTGCGCATGGTGCGAAATTCGTCGTCGTCCATGTCAAACCTCCCACACAATCAGCACTGCGTAAAGCGCAACAAGAAACAAGGCATAGGCAACCCAGCCAGCAATTCGACGCTGAGAGAACTCAGGCTCGATGTTGAGCAAAGCCATTTGCAGAAGCTCTGCGTCATGGCTCATGTGGTTCAGTGGTGGAGGGCTGTACATACAGCCAATTTGAAGACCAGACTTGGTCGTGTAGGGAAGTGGTTTATCCATTTGATTCTCCTTAACCGTCGTATCGACGTGCAAGCATTCTAACACGCAGTTAAAAACCCTTGCAACCAATTGTTGAGTAAATTTGAGGGTTATCTTTAATTTAAAGTTAATGTATACTTGCCGCCAAGGAATAAAAACAATGAAATTGCAGGAGTACTTTTCGACGGAGCCGTTGGGCGCAAGAGGCGAGATGGCGGAGTATCTGGGCATCAGCTTGACATGGATGTCTTTGTTGATCCACGAGCGCAGAACTGCGTCTGCCGCGTTAGCGGTTAAGATTGAAAAAGCAACACAAGGTTTGGTCACAAGAAAAGACTTGCGACCTGATCTGTTTTTCGTGTAGAGTTTGAGGCACGGCTAGGTTCTGGGTAGCTCCCTAAACCGAAAAGCGTTCCATCCCCGCCTGCCGCTGTTTCTTTTGGGATG